TAAGTTACTTTATCACTATTTGTATCCAAATACAAATCACGATTATAATTTGATAACCACTCTTTACGATCATCTGCTCGTTTTTTATTAAACACTTTATCAATTGCATTATCACAAACATCTCCACTATAATCAAATGTCACTATTTTCTTATTTTGGAAATACTCTTTAAATTCAGAACCAGTAGAAGTACCCAAACCTTTGTAATATTTGATTTTCCATCCACTTGTATTATTTTCTTGCTTCCATTTGTTGTATTCACCATCATTATAAAACAAGAGCGTTTGATTTCCTTTCTTTGCTTTTAGAATAGGAGTATTCATAAAACCAATAAAGTTGGAAATCTTAGACAAACTATTCCATTCAGATTGAAATAGATTAATACATAAACCTTTAATATGACTTCCATCCAAATCCTGATCAGTCATAAACAAGACACGACCATAACGTAATGTTTTTTTTATATTAGTTTCATTATATTCTTTCTTTGTTTCTAGACCTAATATTTTTTTAATTTCTATAATCTCTTTATTTTCCATTATCTTCTTATTTGCTTCTCCACGTACATTTAGTATCTTACCCTTCATTGGATAAATGCCAATAATGTTACGATCTTCTGAAGACAACCCAGATACAATACCCGCCTTTGCTGAATCTCCCTCACAAAATATAATAGTACATTCAGATGATTTGATCGTACCTGCCCAGTTAGCATCTATCAACTTTGGAATACCTTTAATAATTCGTGTTTTCGATCCATCGCTCTTTTTAGCTACTTTATTTTCTTTTACTTCAGTCAATGCACAAGCACTATCCATAACACCCATCTTTGCTAACTTCTCAACAAACTTTTCACTAACAGTACATGATGAACCGAATTTAGCCATAGGTGTATTCATATAATCTTTGGTTTGACTATCAAATGCTGGATTTTCAATATCGCAACGAATAAACAAGAATAATTGTTCCTTAACTGTATTTGCATTTACAGTTATCTTTTTCTTTTTTTCAATATAACTTACCATTTTTTTTGTAATTTGATTTAATACATAATCTACATGCTTACCACCTTTTGCTGTATGAATACCATTCACAAATGAAACTTGTTGAAATTCATGACTAGGTGACAATGCTACGCAATATTCCCAACGTTCATTTGGATTTTCACTAACACGCGTTGATTCAGTTTTTGATCCGATATACAAATCAATATATTGTTCAAACGTTTTAACCGGAATTAATTGATTATTATATTTTACTTTTACGGTTTTTGGCGTAATAGCTGAAATATCAACAACACGTTTATGAAATAACTCTCTCATATCAGTATTCAACATAGGAATACCAAAACGAGTATAATCAGGTTTAAATGATACACGAGTATATGGTTTAGCTGAACATTTTGTAATTTTAGGAGGCTCGATATTATCAAGATTGTTGGAGAATTTTTGTACATATTTTAGTTTTCTAACATGATCGATTGTTTCGATTTCACCAAATACTGACCAAATAAGTACTAGTTTAAACCCGAAACCATTTTTTCCACCTACAATTTTCTTTTCATCTTTATTATAATTAGTTGATGTACGCAAATGACCAAATATCATTTCAGGAATCCATAGATCATACTCTGGATGTTTAGCGACATCAATACCATTTCCGTCATTCAACATATGAATAGTTCCATCGTCATCCACACTAATTTCTATTTTACTTACCTGATAAGCTGTACCTGATGTTTTTTGTTGTTGCATGCGAATAACATGATCACGACAATTAACAACACCTTCATCAAATAGCTTGTATAGGCCTGGAATATAATTAATCGATTTGGTAATTATTTTGTTATTGTTATATAACCATATATTTGAATCTACATTCTCTACAGAACCAATATACGTATCTGGATTATCAAGAATATGTTCTTTGTCAGTTTTTTTTTGATATTGCTTAGAAAGATTAGAAGTCTCCATTCTATTATTTATTTGGTTAATGTATTTTTTTTAATTCAATTTTATAATATATTTAATTTATTAAACTTGTTTTTTAATATATCTTTTCACTCCAAATGAATAAAACAAATAAAAGTAACTAATAAATATTGTAGTACAACATAATAGACTATTTATATTATGATAACACGATTTATCAGTAATAATATAATACCAATTTGTTAAACATATAGATGCTCCTACAAACATTTGTATTGTCTGTAAAACAGTAATAATATAACTAGGAAAGTTCTTAGGACATATCTCCATTGATCTAGCACAGTAATAAGAATACATTATTGTATGAATACAATAATTCATAGTTGCGAAATATAGACCCGATCCGATATGATTTGCATAAGCATCCCAACTAGTATATAGTATAGTACCATGATGATACCAGTGTAGAAAAATTAGCGGTTTTTTTCTTAAAATTATAAATACAGTATCCATTAATTCTGGTATTTTAGAAATAGCAAATAAAAATACCCAAATTCCAGGACTATCGTCTAACCAGGTCGAATAATTTGATGTAGGAACATATTTAGGATTAATACAAATAGTATCTTTATATGTTAGAGAATCAAATTGTTCAAATATGTATGGTAATGTATTCATTGCTCCCAGTAAAGAAAAAATAGCCAAAAATCCGTTCCATAAAGTAAGTTCGTATTTTAAATCAAAAGGAGTATAATTTTTCATAATAATTGGACCAAAATAACAAAAAAGAATATATAAAGATATAGAGGACATTGGTATATAATAACTATCTTGCATATAATTTACAAACAAAGTATGGTCGAAGTTGATTAGCTCGTTTATCATTTATATAATAGTTAATGTGGTTTTTCTAATATATTTTATTATATATATTTATGAGCGAGAGAATTAAACAGAAACAAAATAATAGTAATTGTGGTAGTGAAGGTAAAAGTTGTCCAACACCGCCTATATTTTCAAACACAACACATAGTTTAAATCAATCCAATGCTTTGCGTCTGGCCAAATTAATTATTAATAATAGAAAGAAACCACAAATTGTATATGTTGATATAAATTCATTAGGAGGAAGAGCTGGAAGTTTAGGTGGTGCTCGAGCTTTACCAAAAAATAAATTAGTATAAAATAATTATCTTTTTGTATTATATAATGGGACACAGTAAAGGTTCTGACGGATTTTATCACATTAAGGGACAAAAATTTGCGGTTTTAGTTGGAAGTCGTCGTATGGTTTTCAACGGAACAGCATACAAAACCCCAGGTGGTTTAACAAAAAATAAATTAATGATGAATAAACATGGACGTATTGTAAGCAAAGCTAAACATGCTACTGCTAAGAAAGAAAAACGTCTTGAAAAAGCAGGATTCAAACCTAAAAAAGGTACATTCAAAGCATTCAAAAAAAGTGATGCCAAAAAAACACGCAGAAGAAAAAACTAAATTAATTTATAATTAAATCTATTGTAGTTTAATTATAAATTATTATCATATATACCAAATAATTATAACAAAGGGTTTAAATAAATATTTTCATTTAGAATTATATCATCATGGAAACTTCTAGTCAGATTGATAAAAATACATTATTAAATGAAATTGTTAGTTATACAAAGGAAAGAGTAGAAACTTATATTTCTAATTATAGTAAATACAAAGAAGATTATGAAAATTTAAAAATAGAAATTATGAATCTTTCTGTATTCAAAGAATTATTACATGAACACGAGACTTTAAAATCAAAACAAGATAAATATAAAGATTCAGAAGAGGTAGTTAATACAATTAGCAACTTGAATGCGTTTTCAAAAATTATAACAGAAAATGCAAAATTAAAAGAAGAATTAAAAATATATAAAGAAAAAGAAACTAAAATTGTTGAATTAATACCAGAAAAATTGTCAAAAGAGCGAATTACACTAAGTATAAACGAGAAAAATGGGAATGATATTTCTGAAAATATTAAATTATTACAACAAAAATATAATTTATCAAATTCTAATGATGTAATTAAACAAAATATATTGCCTTCAGATAGTGCTTGTTCTGTTAAAAAAGTAGTTACTGTAGAAGAAGAAGAAAATGTATATTATCAAGAATATAAATGTAATACTTGTAATTATCAAACACATAATGATGATCCAGACTGTTCTAGTTGTGAAAAAACTAGTTGTATGTATGCAGTAACTAAGGATGAGGAAGAAGATGAGGAAGAAGATGAGGAAGAGGAAGAAGAGGAAGAAGAGGAAGAAGATGAGGAAGAAAATGAGGACGAGGATGAGGATGAGGATGAGGATGAGGATGAGGATGAGGATGAGGATGAGGATGAGGACGAGGATGAGGATGAGGACGAGGATGAAGATGAGGACGAGGATGAAGATGAGGATGAAGATGAGGATGAAGATGAGGAATTATGTAAAAACGAAGATTGTAGTGCAGAAAAAAATGATGAATATGATGAAAAATGTAATATTTGCCCTGGATATTATAAAGATGATGGATTAAATGATATTTTATTTATTAAAGAAGAACCTAATAATAAAAAAGCTTCATGTGATTTATGTAAAGAAACAGATAATATTGTTCAAATGAAGGGTACTGGACAATATATATGCCAAAATGCATGCGATGAACAGGAAGCTCAAGAGGAAGAGGAGGGAGAAGAAGAAGAAGAAGAAGAACAAGAAGAAGAGGAAGATGAAGGATTAAAACATCTAATAAAAGAGGATGAATCGAGACTATACCTGTTTAAAAGGTTGGAAGAGGAAGCCGCGGACGAGTGTCGCAAACAGCAGGTAATTGAACGTGCGAGGCAGGCGGAAGAGGAAGAGGAAGAGGATGATGAAGTTGAAGTAGAGGAAACTGAGGAAGAAGAGGAGGAAGAAGCTGAAGAAGAAGAGGTAAAACAAATTGTTGATAAAGAAAGAGAACCATGGGACGAAGAAGATGAAGACGAAGAATTGTATGAATATGAATATGATGGTATAAATTATTACGTAACATCATTTGAAGATGGTGAAGTATATGAAAATATAGACGGAGATTATGGTAAATTAGTAGGAAATATTAAAAACAAAAAATTAATATTATTATAATATATTAATATATGGGATCAATATTTGATACAATATGTCCGCCTGCATTAATATATTTAGTATTTGTATTAACTCAAGTAATAATTGATTTTTATAAAAAACATTATAATCTAGCTATTACCAAATTTATACAAATGGTTATATTTACATTATTATTAAATGTTTTATGTCAAAGAGGAATGAGTTATTTATCATGGTTACTTGTATTAATACCTTTTATTTTTATGAGTTTTATGACAGCTTTAATATTATATATTTTTAAACTTAACGATGAAGAAACAAATATTGTAGATGATGATGATGCAGACTGTAAAGATTATGGATATGACAATTCATGTCAAAACGGCGATTGTGACGATGAAGTTCATAGAAAACAGTGTAATAATGATAGTGATAGCGATAGTGATTATAGCGATGATAGTGATGACGATGATGAAAATGATAATTATATTGATGATAGTTTAGAAGAAGACGGAGTAGAATATAGTAGTACTGTATATATATTACCTGGTCAAAAAGCAGTACGTGTAGATTATGATGATATGTTAGTAGATAAACTATATACAACACCTTCATCTAGTGAATATGTTAGTTAAATTATAAATTTTAATAAATTTATAGTTTAACTTAAACACACTTTTATATAAAAAATGATTTAAATATATATTTTTTCTTATTATAATGTTGTATTTGCCAATAGAAAACGAAGTAGAAAATGAACTAGAAAATGAATTACAAAATATAAAATCTTTATTAAATGATAGTAAAAGTGATATAACATCTGTAGAAACTTGTGATACAAATAGTGAAATAGATGAAAAAGATAATATAAGTGAAATATCTATAAATACAACTAATATGTATGATGAATTAAATCCAAGTAATATTACAAAAAATTTCATGGTTTGGTTGTTTTTTTTATTTTTAAAAGTATATACTAATATTGAATTATTTGTAAAAGATAAATTATCATTAACAACAAAAAATAATATAGATAAAGTAGAATTAATTAATAATAAAAGTGAATATGATTACTATAGCAATAATAAAATTATAGCTTCTAGTAAAACATTAACAAATCGTAAAAATTATGATTTTGCATTATGTTTTCATGATACAAATTCAAATATAAGATATGTAGAAACTATAATATGTCACAATAAAATTAAAAAACGAAATACAGATATATGTCAAAAATATTTTATAAGTGTTTATTTTTCTATAAATGAAAATGATTATCAACTTGAATTAGATAATGAAAATATGAATTTTTATTTAACAAATAACATAATTGATTATACAGTTATTAATTATTTAATGCTTAATAAATATAATATGACAATATCAAATATTCCTTATAATTTGATTTTAATAGATGATGAAAGTAATGTAATTTTACCAAAAGATACACAATATATTCGATTTTATAAAAATAGATATATAATTGGCGATTATGATTAAATTATAATAATTATTTAAAACTAATTAATTATTATAATAAAATTATGAATGAAAATATACAACCAAATAGAGTAGAACAAATGATAAAAATTCAATCAAAAGCTCTTGAATTATTTAAAAATAAAAATCAGGATTATGGTGATGCATTTGCAAAATTTGGAGTAATTGGTGTATTAATGCGCATTGAAGATAAAATTCAACGTGCTATATCTGTTGATAAAAATAAAGTTACATTAGTAAATGATGAAACTATAAAAGATACATTAATTGATTTACATAATTACGCAGCTATGGCTCTATTGTTATTAGATGAAGAATGATTATTTAAATCACTAATATTAATAATACGATTCATGTGAGGTAATATTTCTTTATCATGTGTAATAACAATTACTGTTTTATCCGAACATTGTTCTGTTATTAATTTAATAACTTTTTGTCGTGTATTTGCATCTAAACCAGCCAATGGTTCATCAAATATAATAATTTTGCATTTCTTGAATATTCCACGTAATAATATGGTTACTTTTTGCATACCAAGTGATAAATTACCACCATTTACACCGGTATTTGTTTCTAAACCTTCATTAAGACCAGCATATACTGATTCTAATTGATATTTTTTAATTACATATTCAATTTCTTTAGTGGTAACATTATTTCCAAATTTAATATTATTTAACACACTGTCCTGGAATAAATTGGTTCTTTGATTAATATATACAACATTTTCACGTAAATGTTCAAATTTAATATCTTTAATATTTTTATTATCTACGTAAATATTACCACTATTAGGTTGGTGAATACCAATAAGCATTTTCATACATGTAGTTTTACCACTACCTGAGCGACCAATAATAGCTACTTTTTCTTGCTTAGCAATTTTAAAACTGACATCATTTAATATTACTTTACTACCTTCGCTATATTTAAATACAATATTTTTAAATTCTATATTTCCTTCATTTATTACGTTTGTTAATGTCCGTTTTCGTTTTTTCTTTAATATTTCGCGCAAAAACGCAAGTGATTCATGAACAGTACCTAATCTTGCTATACAAAATGATATAATTCCATTTGTATTAGAAAGCATATAGCCTAGATAATTACCTAATACTAATATAATAGTTATGAATTTTGAAGTACTTATTTGTTTAGTAGCATATTTATTATATATAAATAATAATGAAATTGAATAACCAATATTACCTATTATTTGTGCAATTGTAGATATATGTTTTTCTTTACATTTTTGATTAGTAAATTTACTTGCATAATCTTCACTGAAATAATTATTTAGATCTTTTGTTTCTTCTTCTTGACTATTAATATAAATTTGTAATAAATTATCAAAATTATCAGTTATATTTTCACACATTTTTAAATAGGTAGATTCTCTATCTACTGATGCATTAAATATATAATTAAAAGTTATAAATATCATTGACATTATTAAAATAAATGTTATTAACATAATTGTACCAATAACTGGTTCTAAATAAAAAAGATATATAATAAGTACTATAACTGCCAACATTTCAGGAAATGCTTGTGATAAATTCCATTCAATTGCGTCCTTAATTTCAGTTGTTACAGACAATATTCTTCCTATTAATTTTCCTGCTTGTATATCTTTATAATTGTCTCTATGAGTGTCAATTAAATTATTCATTATTAATGTTCTTAAATAGTGTGGATAATACGGTATTAATGATTCTTGAACTGTATTTTTTATATAATATAAAAAGGTGATTACAAACCATATTGTTAATATAATAAGAATAATACCTTTTGGTGTATATGATAATATATGTTGTTTATCACTGTAATTATTATGTAAATTACTAAATTTTCCTATAGATTCAAAAAGATCACCATATAATTTTGATAAGTAAGCTGATTCTAATGGAAAAATAAATAAAATAGTTAATAAATAAATAAAGAATTTTAGTTTGTTTTGTTTAATATAATCAATTAGTAAAACATCTATTAGGTCTAGCATATATATATATTTAACAAATATTATTTAAAAAATTGAATAATGTATTATTATGAGTGCTTCTATACCAATGGAACAAAACTCCCCCCGTTATACAAATAGCAATAGTGAATTGCATGTATTACACGATACTTGGGTTTTATGGGCTCATATGCCCCATGATACTGACTGGTCTATGAAAAGTTATAAGAAAATATCAGATGTACAATCAGTAGAAGAGGCTATTGCATTATGTGAAACTATACCGGAGAAGATGAATAGAAACTGTATGTTGTTTTTAATGCGCAATGGGATCCATCCCACATGGGAGGATAGTAGAAATATAAACGGTGGAAGTTTCTCATATAAGATTAATAATAAATATGTACCTGATACTTGGAAACTATTGTTTTATACCATAGTTGGTGAAAGTATTAGTAAAAATAAAGAATTTTTAAAATGTGTAAATGGAATTACAATATCTCCTAAAAAGAACTTTTGTATTATAAAAATATGGATGTCTGATTGCAAACATCAAAATTCAGAATTAATTAGTGTTGAAGGATTATCTAATCAAAGCTGCTTGTTTAAAAAACATAATACTTAAATTAATTATTTATCTATTTATATATTTTTTAATATTATAATATGTGTTAAAAAATATAAATTTTATGAACTAGGAAGTGGTGCCAAACATAATTTAATTTCGCCCAATGATGCTACATGATATTTAACGACCAATGGTAGATCATTTTCCAAATACATCTCAATTTGAGAACATAAATTAGTACATTTAATAAAATATCCCAAATTTTTTAATGAAAATTCTCCTTGAACAATTTTAGATGCATCTTGTTTAGATAAAAACTTCATACTTTCATCAGATTCGGCGCGATGAATTTCTGCAGAGGCAAATTGTCCTTGACACTTGAATATAAGTTCATTACCTACTGACTTAATTTCCAATTTTTCAGAAATACAACTCAAATCGCGAATAATCTTTTGAAAATCAGAACTAGGTAAATTAATGATTGACGAAAAAGATACATCAGGAATTGTCATTTCTTCTGCATCTGGTTCAATTAAGCGTAATTTTTGAGTTTTGCATTGTTTAATATCGCCATTCTCAAACTTAAGACCCAAGTGTGAAGTAATTCCATCAGAATAATCACTTTTCTCAATATACATTGTTAAGGTATCATCGTTATCGATGGAATTAATAAGTTTGAATAAATGAAACATATTTACACCAATAATAATTTTTTCTTCTTGACATTCATATAATTCAAAGTTTTCAGCAGCCAAATATAAATGTGCCAAAATAGTATGTGATTTATCCATATTAATAATACGAATACCATCTTTTTGAAAACTAATATTTGTTTCTAATAATATATCCTTTAACGCGGTCATTAATGTGCGAAATGGAGAAATTTGGACAGTTTTAATAGTGAGAACATTATTATGCGTACTATTACTCATTATTATTTTTCATCAATAATCTTTAAACCTTTTACAATTAAATAAATTCGTTAATATATTAAATTTATTTTAATACACTTAAAAAATTGACATAAATTATATAAATGGAATATGAAATAAGTACTAACGAAGAATATTTACTAAAAGATATTCAAATTGTAATTGATAAATATAAAAACGATGATACAATGAATCAAAAAATAAAATCATTATTAAAAAATATACCCAAAATGGTTGAACAAATGAAAATAAAAGATGAAAAAAGAAAACATTATATCGAAGAAATGAATAATGAACAAGAAAATTTTATTAACAATTTCTTAGCAACATATCATTATTTTTATATACCGAACGAAGAACGGTTTTTTTATTATAATAATAAACATTATATTGTAGAAAATGAGGACGATATTAGTCATAAAATATTAACATCAATTAATGGACAATTAATTAACTGGAAATTTAAAACAAGTGTATCAATATTAAGAAAAATAAAAGAAAAACATATATTTAAATCGATTCCTGATTCATATACAATTCAATATGTATTAAATAAACTATATCCTGTTATTTTTAAAACGAAAGAAGAAACAAAATATTTTTTAACGGTGATTGGTGATAATATACTGAAAAAAAATAAAGATTTGCATTATTTTGTAAATACTCATATGAAAGAATTTATTAATGAAATAAATAAATATGCTTGTCACTATTTTGGAAATATTGACTGTCTCGGTACAATTAAAACTAAATATTACGAACATGAATTAAATAATTGTAGAATAATTAATACTCAAAAATCCATACAAAATAAAGAAAATTGGATTTCTTTTCTTAAAAACAATATTATAGATTTAATTGTAGTATCCTGTCATTATAGTGGTCGTTATTTAAGTGCAGATCTATATTTAGATACTATACAACAATCCACAATTTTAGAACGTATTATTTATTTAAAAAATTATAATCATGATAGTATCGTCAATAATTTTACGAAAGAGTATATTGAACAATATAGTAATTCTAATACATCAATCAATTATTCTATAAGTTGGAAAAATATGCAGTTTTTATGGAAACGATTTTTAAATAAATATCAATTACCTAATATAGTATATATTCAACAATTGAAAGTACATTTGTGTAATCAATATATTTATGATGAATCAAAAGATGAATTTACAAATGTTATTAGTAAATATTTACCAAAAATATCCAACTTTTTGGATTTCTTCAATGCTAATTTTTTCGAAGGTAATGAAATGTTTGAAATAAATGAAATTATTATGATGTATAATGATTACATTAAGGATGGAAAATTATCTAAGGATTTGGGTAAAATAGAAGAAGATGAAATATATGAAGTCTTATCATATTTTAGTAGTAATTATGAAATAGAAAATGAAAAACAAGTATTTGGACTTCATTGTTTAAAATGGAATAAAAAGAATGATATAGATAATGCAGTTCGTGATTATATGATGGAAAATTTTATTACAAATGAAGAAAATATTATACCATATGATTGTTATGAACATTATATCTCAACTACACAAAATCAATATAAGATAAATAAAGAATATTTTATAAATAATATCAATTAATATTTATATATATATATGGACATGGACATGAACATGAACATGGACAAAATGTTAGATGAAAGTAAAATAGCAAGAGGAGGATTATTGTTAATTTTAGCTGTAGTGGGAAACTATAGTGGTGAATTATTATCTTGTCAGTTTAGAAAACTATTGACCGAAAATATATTTATGAAACATTTTGCTACATTTTTTATATTATATTTTGCGGTTGATTTTACAATGGATAAACCCCAACATCCTTTTACTATCCTACATTATTCATTAATAATTTATATTGCATTTTTACTTTTTAATAAGTTAGATATAATCTTTACTATAGTTGTTTTTATATTGTGGTCTCTTATTTACTTTCTTCTAACATACAAAACTTATTTAAATTATGGAAATAAAAATGGAAAAAACAACGAAAATATTAACATTGTGAATAATGTTTCAAATATATTAAAAATTACTACAGTATTATTATTACTAATTGGATTTGTTATATATTTTAACAAACAATACAAGGATCATAGAAAAAATTGGTCTTCTATTAAATTTATGTTTGGTAATGTTAATTGCGATTCATTAAAATAAATTATTATATTCAATATATTATTTACATATTGAATATAAATTAAAAAATACTGGTTGATGATTTTGATATTTTTGTTTTCTTTTTTATTTGATATGCTGAATTATTTGTAATTGAATTTTTCATCGATAAAAAATCATTATTTTCTTCATGTAACTCTGGTAATATACGTGTCAATGGTTTATCTATAATCATAAGTAATCTATCATTTCTTAGTAATTTTCTATATTCCTGAATTGTTAAATTTCCATAATATTTATCCAATACATAATGTGGATTAGGTGCCGGTTTAATATTAATCTTATAATTGTATATCTTACTATAAATAAAATTCAATAATTGATATCGTTCGAATTTTTCAGTTGTATCTATATTTTCATTCATTAAATGTGAAACGCTACATTCTGGACTACAAAAACAACCATATACAAAATAATTATCATTTGTTTTATATTTTGGTATATAAATTGGAGGATTATCGAAACCATATGTGCACCAAAAACATGCGGATTTTTTATCTGATATATCATTTGTATGTAATTGTTTTTGTAGAGATTTTAATTTTATATTTATTAATTTTTCCTCATTCTCTATATTTGTTTGGTACTGAGTAGATGAAATAGATTCTGATGTTGTCTCTAATTTTGGAATTTCTACAGGTTGATTATTTTCTATAACTTCATAATCTAAATTAGTTTGATTTAAATTAAATGATTGTATTTCTTTATTGTCGTCAGATAGTTCAGAATTTAAATCCTCAAGTGAGCATTTTAAATGTAAAACAACATTAGTTTTTACAAAATTATCACTATCTATTGATTTTATATTTGATATAATTTTTCCTCCTTTTGGTTTTCTACCACGTTTCTTTTGAACTTTTACTTCAGGTTCTATCGGTTCTTCAGTAGGAACTTTTACTTTCGGTTTTCGCCCCCTTTTCTTTTTTTCAGGCACTACTTGATTTATATTTTTTTCTTCCATTTTATTTATTAATCAAAATTAATTTAAGTAGTTTCTAAATAACATTTACGACATAATGGTTGATAATTATCACTTCCTACCTTTACTTGTTCATTTTCAGATGATATACGCTTTGAAAATAAAGCATGTTTGCCGTTTTTACATTTAGAGCATAAAGAATTAAGTTTATAAACTTTATTGCATACAGGTATTAAATATAATATATCCCCAAAACTATTTCTTTTAAAATCTCCGTCCAATCCACATACATATACGTGTTTTTTATTTACATCTACCCATTTGGTAACATTATTATATAAATTTTTAAAGAATTGACCTTCATTAATTAATATTACTTTTGCCGAATTAAAGTTGTCATGATTATTTTCAATATTATTTAAGTCTGATGTTTTGTAACAAGGTATTTCTTTACCATCGTGAGTACATAACATGTTTTCATTATATCTATTATCAATTGCATGATTTAAAACTAATACCTCAATATTACAGTATCTACATTGATTATATATTTCAACTAATTTAGAAGTTTTTCCAGAAAACATTGGACCTAATATTAATTCCAAATAACCCTCGTCGTTCATTTCAATAGACATACGTTTATATAATATTTAATATTTAAGTGGTGCTATCAATTTTTCATTTAATTCGTTTATACAATTATTGCATAGATATTTATAACTTTTATATATTCTTGGAAATGGAAAATCATCATCGAATATTGCTTTATAATATATTGTTGTTACATTATATTCCATTTCATTTACACATCTTTCTTTCATACATTCTCCACATTTTGTAAATAAAAATCCTTTTATATAAATTATTAAATCATTAGATAAAGTATTCATTAATATACTATATAAATATAAATATAAAATATTATATAATAATATTATGTCCTTTTTTTTTAATAAAACAAGTGCTTATGGTGGAATATTTATAAATACAGTACCATATGAATTAAATAAATATACAAATAGTATATATAATTTATATTTAAATGAATCTAATTCAAATGAAATAAATAATACATTAAATCATGTATGGTATTCTAATTCTTCATATCAACTTAAACAGCTTATTGAAAAATTTCAAAATCATTCATTTTTTAATCAGTTATGTAATGGATCTAATAATTGTATAATTGAAAATATATCAGAAATGGATGAAATTATGTATTCTAATTCCAAAATTATTAATAATAATACAGTTAATGTTAATTATTATGGTGCTACTAGTAACTATAAACCACATCACGATTGTGAGGTATGTAGTCTATTTTTTAGAAATACAAATATGTATAGAATATTAATAGGTTTGACAAATGAAAATGAATATATTTATACAAATTTTCCGGAATATAATATTGGTAAAAGATTAAATAAAGGAGATGTTATTGGATTTGATTTTGATAAAACATTACATGAAGTTGTGAATGTTAATAATAAACAAGTTAAACCAAGAGTATTATTAAAACTTCATTATTTAGTATGTGAAGATTGTAAAATTAATAATTATCAACTTAAAAATATTAAACAATTTTATACTCATTATGATCGATTTTTACGCGATTATACCAAAATAGGTACAGATCCTATTCATCCTCATGAATTCGCTCTTGGATTATCATGTCATTATATGTATTATCCAAATATAGAAAAAATACTATTATTTTATTTTATGCTTGCTTTTTTATTTATTAAAAAACAAAATAAATATACCATAATTAATACGCCTATTATTTTTATTAAATCATTAGTAGGATTATTTGGATTATATGGATGTATTGTTTTATTTTACTGGTCTCGATTTATATTATTTAATATTAGATAATTCTATAAAACGATTCATACTAAACGGTAAAAAATAAAAAATATTTGTAATAAATTTATCAATTGTTATATTATTCATATTTAGTACTGTATTTTCATTTGTTGCATAGTGAGATATTTCAGGAATTAAAAAACAACCTGTTAAAAATAAAATTGTACAAGTTTGATGTGTTATCTTTTTAGATGTAAAGTTATTTGTGGAGAGATATATAAAATATAGAGAGAATAATATTGTAATATATTCATCATATGTTAATAATAATAATAACATATACCAGTATATTAATCTATTGTTTGATAATACATTTAATGATGACATATACAATATACCACTCAAAATATGAACAATAATATTTATCATATTTTTATGATATTTCGCAAATTCAACATATTCAGTTTTAATATAATTATTCATATAGAACATAATTATATTACTTTTATATAGTATAATCAAATACATAATCATTATCCGGTGGATATTTATCAACAAATCTATTTATAGAACCTTCACCTATTAAACTATATATATATTTTATAAAATATTTATAATAAGGTTTATTTTTTTGTATATAATGGCGAGCATATATATTTTCTTTTTTACCTGCAATTCTATAGATTTCTTGAATTATATATAGTAATTTATCTTTATCTACTACTTCTAATAATCCAGATTCAAATATTATACAACTATTTTCTTTATATTTATGTAATACATCTTCTACTTTTGCTACAACTGAGTTTTTACATCCTTTACATCCATTCATATCTATACATATATCTCCACATCCATATGTTTCTGTAAATAATTGTATAAATCTACCTGATAATGAATTTGGACTACCTAATACCATTAATTTCTTATTTCTTTTTTCTGATTCTTTTTTAGCTTTATTATATAATTGTATTGCTTTATTATTTTGATTAAATAATTTATATAAATATATACTAATAACACCTGTTAAAATACATATTACTATCATATATATGTTACTATATATCATTATATTTAAACCTATTTTTAATTTTACAATATGTATTTTTTTTATATTATAATATAAAAGTTTTTTTATTATAATATGTAAATGAGTGAATATATTCCATGGATTGAAAAATATAGACCCAAAAATTTTAATGATATAGTACTAGATAGTACAAATAGACAATTATTTGAAGGCATACTAAAAATAAATAAATTTCCTAATATTTTATTGTATGGACCACCAGGTACAGGTAAAACAACTACAATTATTAATATAATTAATAAGTATCAAGAAAATAATAATCAATTAAATAAACAATTACGAATTCATTTAAACGCATCAGATGAAAGAGGTATTGATATTATTAGAGTACAAATATCACAATTTGTTCAATCTAAATCATTATTTGTAAAAGGAACAAAATTCGTAGTATTAGATGAAGTAGATTATATGACTAAAAATGCACAGATTGCATTAAAACAACTATTACATATGTATTCTGATAAAGTCACATTCTGTTTAATTTGTAATTATATTAGTAAAATTGATCTTTCATTACAAAATGAATTTTTACGAATTCGATTTAATCAATTGCCCAATAAGTTAGTTTTTAATTATTTAAAAAATATAATAATAAAAGAAAATATCAATGTTGATGATAATATTATTAAAGATATACAAAATACGTATAAATCTGATATGCGAAGTATGATTAACTATATACAAACAAACAAACGTATTTTTGATATAAGTAATAAGTGTATTATTAATACAGATAAATGGAATGAAATATACAATTATATACATAAAAAAAATAAGAATCAAATAACTGATTATATTTATGATATTTCAAATTCATATAATATTGATAAAAGAGAAATTCTTATTAATTTAATTAAATTACATATACAAAATCAATCAAATGATACTATATGTAATGTACTGGAATTTTCTAAAAAGTTTATACATAATTATGATAATAAAAATAGTTTATTCTATTTTTCGGAAAAATTTGCCGAAGACTTGAAATGATTCATTCGTTGATATAATTTAATCATAAAATCGTTTGGAGGTGATGATTTACTAGGGTCGAAATTATTATTGTTAGATTTACTCTCGAAACTATTTACTTTTTGAATAGGAATAGGTTTACTAATAGTAGGAACGTCTGTTTCATATTGATTATACTTACTAGCTTTTATCATAATGATATATACAATAACTCAAGATAAAATTATTTAAATTATTTCAATAAATATATATTTAAATAATTTAAAAAATTGATTTTAAAAGATATATGTTAATTATTATATACCAATGGATAGTCTCAATAATGATTGGGAATCATTTCTAGATGATGATAATATAGATATAAATATAATAAATGATAGAACACAAAATATTGACACCGATTGTTCGTACAATATTCCTAAATCAACTCCATTATATATTTCAACCAAAACTAAAATTTCATATTTGAACGTTGATAATATTGATTTATATAATACATTTTGGAAAATTCCTGTAATGTCATATCATGAAATGAAGACTGGAGTTGTAAAAAAACAAATGAAGTTTAATCTAACTTCCGAAGAAGAATTAAATGATATTAATGAAAAACTTAAAAATATAGAATATTATAAAACAGATATTATTCATTCCAATAAATATAATCATGGGAAAAAACAAATATTTAAAGACGTAAGAAAAATTAATATAGGATTATCAAAACGCGATATTACATCATATAGATCAAAACAAAAAAGCGCATTTTATAACTGTTTTGTCGTTATTTTAAGAATTAGAGATAATAATATATTTAAAGAAATTCATGTTAAAATATTCAATACTGGTAAATTAGAAATTCCAGGTATTCAGGACGACAATCTATATAACAAAATTTTAGAGGAGATTGTATATATATTAAAAATTAATACACAAAATGATAATATTACTATACCTGCACATAGCGATACAGTTCTTATCAACTCTAATTTTAGATGTGGATATTATATCGATCGTGATAAAATGTATAATATATTGAAATATAAATATAATATTAATGCTACATACGATGCATGTTCGTATCCAGGAATTCAATGTAAATATCAAGTAAGTGATTCTAGCGCTATATCATTTATGATTTTTAGAACAGGTAGTGTATTAATTGTTGGTAAATGTGAGATGGATACTCTAAATGAAGTATATGAATTCTTAGTTAAAATGTTACATGATGAATATTCTAATGTACAAATATGTAATAATACAGAATCTACAAATACTAATACAAAAAATGTTAAGATACGAAAGAAAAATATATTTGTTAATTCAATTCATTGTTAATTGTATATAATATATCTTCTATATTCAATTCTTTTATATTATTTCTATGTAAATCATTTATACATTTTTCTATTTTTTTTATATTAGGTTCTACTAGTGGTGAATGTATGTTATTATAATATTTCAATATGTGTTCATTAAATAATAAGTGTATGTTTAATAATACTTCCTTCTTGTCTAATATTTCTTTTTCAGAAAATGAATCTACTTTTGTTAAAAATAAAATAATATTATTATAGTTTTGAATTAATACATGTAATATATTAAATAATCTGTTTTCATATTTGGTCATTGTAAATGTAGATCTAACTGATTCATTTATATCATATATTGTTTTTGTATATACATATACAATTGCATCTTTAAGTGTCAAATTAAAAAACATAGTTTCGTCCTTATCTGTTATCTGGCTAATATATTCTATATAATATAATATTGCTTTCTGTGTATGATGAATTGTTGTATTTAATGATCGCGAATACATTAATATTGTTATAAATACATTTGATATCAAAGAAAACCCCTTATTAAATATATTTACATTCTTTGATTTTATATTCTCTATTGAATAAATTACATAATAATTTAATAAGGTGGTATAATTTATCAATATCTCTTTAATTGGTACATCGATGTAAATATCGTAGGTTTCTTCTAATTTTAGGTTATACAACTTATTTTCTAATTCTCCCATATATTTCTATATATATAATATTTAATTTATAAAATACGAAATTATAAAATATAATCTATAAGTTTTATTAAAAAAACGAAAAAAAGATTTAAAGAATTTTAAATTATTAATTCAAATGTCAGAAACTAATTCTGTTGAAAATAGTAGTATTAAAATACCTACTAAAGAAACTTTAAACCACGTCTTTAAATTATCTATTTTAGAAGATAAACCTATTATGATGGACTATTGGACTCAATCCTTGGAAAAAAAGGTATTAATTGGGGTTCATCAAGATACTCAAGAAAAATTGTTAGTTAAAAGTGAAGATGAATATACAAGCCCTATTGTTAAAATTTATAAAGTAGAAACTGAATTCATTATTGTTACTGAAAATTCTATGTATCTTGTATCTGCAGATATTCCTACTAAAAGAATTAATTAATTAAATATCAATATAATTAATATTTAAGCTTGTGTCGTATAATGGTTAGTATGTTTCCTTTACACGGAAAAGATTAGGGTTCAATTCCCTACACGAGTATTTATTAATATATATTATATATATATATTAATGTGTTATAGTGCTGAATCTTCTATTACATCTTTTATAATAGGTGGGTCTGCATGCAGTTATTTATTATTATCTAATAATAACTATAATAAACATATCGGTTTGTTTTTTTTTTCTGTTTTATTAATACAATTAGTTGAATTTTTTTTATGGATTGATCAAGATTGTGGTTGGTTAAATAATATGGCATCACGTAGTATTAATTTCGTTTTGACACTACAAATATATTGCTTATTTTTAGGAGCTTATCTATTCAATACAATATATATTTCAAAAAATACTCTTAAAATTTTAATTTTTATCTCCACGTTATTTTTATTATTTAACTTATATCCTTTTTTTGAAACGTCTAACAGATGCTCTAGACCTTATACAGATAATAGTTTAAAATGGGATAAATTTGAAAAAACAGATAATTTATATAACAAGATTTATAATGTTTCTCAATATTTCTATCTTCTATCATTTTTAATAATTCCACTTTTATTTAAAAAAATATGGATTGGATTATTAATATTAATATTGAGCTTTACTAGCTTTTTTACAACAAGATATGCAAATATTGAATCATACACTAGTAGATGGTGTTATTTTTCAGCATTTATTCCAGTCTTATTTGTTTTTCTTGATTTTTTCAAAATTAAATATTAATCCTTCTTTGTTATCAAATAAATACCAACAATCGTTATAATTATACCATATATTTGAGTTGCAGTATATTGTTCATTATAAAATGTTACACCAATAAAAAGTGCAAATACAGTTGTCATTGTCTTCACTAATGCATTCAAATTTTGTGTATTGAATTCTTTACTTACTTGAAAAATAGATACTGTAGATATGAACGTTATAAATGCTAATGCTATTAGAAATGCAATTTGTGCAAAGGAAAAAGTCTTTAATTTACTAAATACATTTAATGTTGATCGTTTAGTCATATACATATATAACGTATATAGGATTATTAGTACAGATATCATAAGAGTATTTATGAATAAAAATTCTTCATTATTTAATGTTTGTAATACGTCTTTTCTGAAAAATGGTTCCATCGATTTCAGTGCAGATATTCCAAATAATATATGATACATATACTATTCCTACATATTTTATTTCATATTAATTAAAATAATTATGGAGTAACATATATTGCTTTTTCTATTTTTTTATTATTTTTTATATCTTCATGTATTTTCACATAATAATCGTCTTTATTTATTATATACACAGGCGCTACAGGTGATGATATAGTAAAAATAATATTTAATAAATATTTTATAAATGTAGTATTTACTATTATTATTGAATACTTCAAATACTGAGTTTTAATATTTTTTTTTATAAATTTTATAAAATTTGATAATTTAAATGCATATTTTATATTTGCAGATATTATATTGGTTACATCTATATTAAAATAAAAATCTTTTTGTTCTTTGTATAAATTTAACCATCCTTCTTCAAATAGTGCATATTCATTATCATTTGTTATATAATTAAATTTCATATCTATTCTTGGAAATTTATTTATAAATTCAATCGCCTCAACTTTTTTTTCGATTTCTTCCATAATAATTATATAAATATTATTTATTTAATTATTACTAATCTATTGATTCGAATTCTTCATCTTTTTCTTCTTCGGTTGATTCATTTATAATATTACTTATTTGCTTTCGTTTATCTAAACTTAAATTAGTTGGAAAAACTATATTGAATCTTATTACTAATTTACCTGTATTATTATTTCTATTAAATCCTAAATTAGGTATTTCTTTTATATGATTTGGTTGAATTATATATTCACCATTATGATTTATTTTATATGATTTACCATTTATATGTTCTAATAAAAATGAAAATCCACATAGTGATTCGTTTAACGATAAATATTTATCATATATTAAATCTAATCCATTTCTACTGTAATTATTTATAAAGTTTAATTGTACTTTTATTTTTATGTCACCATATACACTATTTAATATATTACCTTTCTCTCTTACTACTATATATTCATTATTATCTACACCCGCATTGAACTCTACATATAGTGTTTCAGTTTCATAACTTTTTTTACCATTTTTTACTATATATCTATTTATTTCTATTGGTTTATTACATCCAATATATGATTCCGACATTGTTAATTCTACATTTATTTCTATAATATCTGGTTCTTCCATCATCCCATTGTCAAAATCTGGAAATGGAGATAATCCTGGTATCCCTCCTGCTTTAAATATATGTATTTTCGGACCCATTCCTTGACCCATCCCTGGACCAAAAGGAAACATCGGACCCATTTGATTAAGTATTTCTTCTGCATTTTTTTCATTCATATTTGGAGGCATGAATAACTTTGAAAAAATATCCATTGGATTAATATTATTTGACATATTTAAAAATGGATTTGAACTCTCTAAATCATACATTTTCTTTTTACGGGTATCGCTTAATGTTTCGTATGCATCATTTATTTTCCTAAATTTATCTTGAGATCCACCAGGTCTATCCGGATGGTATAACAATGATAACTTTCTGTATGCTTTCTTTATTTCTTCGTTTGTTGACTTTTTTCCAACACCTAATATTTCATAATAATCTTCCATTTTATTTTATTGTTAGAAACACTTAAATATTTATTTACGAATAATAATAATGGATTTTATTTCACAAAAATATAAACCTACAAAACTAGATGATTTTTTAATAAAAGATGATTTTGTAGATATTGTTAAATCTTTTATTAATATTGATAACTTAAATATTATTGTTGTAGGAGGAATGACTACCGGAAAAACTTCATTAATTGATTTAATTGTTAAAAATTATTATAATAACACACATAACTACAAAGATAATGTATTATATATTAACTCTCTCTATGATCAAGGCATCTCTCAACTTCGACAAGACATTCGTACTTTTTGTCAAACATATTCTATGATTCCCAATAAAAAAAAGTTCATTGTTCTTGATGATATTGATTTTATACCTATTCAAAATCAACAAATCCTAAGAAATTTTATTGACAAATACAATAATAATGTCTTTTTTATTATGTCTTGTAGTAATGTCAATAAAGTAATTGAAAGTATTCAATCAAAACAATATATGATTAAAATCAATAATTTTAATTATCACAGTCTTTTACATGTATCTAAAAATATAATTAATAAAGAAAAAATTAATATTACACAAGATGCTATTGATTTCATTATAAAAATTTCTAATAATTCTATACGAGTTATACTTAACTATTTAGATAAAATTAAAATTTTAAATAATACTGAATTAGTAGATTTAGATTATATTAAAAACATTTGTACAAATATTAAATATTCGGAATTTGATAAATACTTACAGTATATACAAGAAGACAGAATAAAAGATGCTATAGATATATTAGATTATCATTATTCAAATGGATATAGTGTTATTGATATTTTAGATATATTTTTTGAATATATTAAATTAACTAACATTATTGATGAAAATTTAAAATTTAATATTATTGAATCTATTATTAAAAGTATTATTATATTTAATGAAATTCATGAAGATGATATTGAATTATCATTTTTTACATTAGATCTATATCAAATTATTAAAAATAAACTATTATAATAATATATAATTATATATTATGGAATCTTCTACTATAAACGTTTCTTGTAATACACAAGTAGGATATATTGTTTATGCTTTTACTGTTTTAATTATTATAGGCGTTATTGTTTATGTGGCTTTGAAATCCAAAGAAAAAGAAAAAGATGAAGATAATATGAGTGATGAATACCCATCTAATGCTCCTTTACGTTCCATTTCTAAACAAGAAGCTGATTGTAAATATTTATTTAGAGATTATTATATCAAAAGTGCATATAATTGTTGTGCAGTAAATAAATTCAAAAATTCTTTCGTCTCTAAAAAAGCATTAAAAATTTGCTTAGCACAAGGGTGCAGATGCTTGGATTTTGAAATTTATTCAGTTGATGATAAACCAGTTGTTGCTGTTTCAGATAAATCTGATTATAATGTTAAAGGAACATATAATTCTATTCCTTTTGATGAAATGTTAAATATTATTAATACCAACGCATTCGATTCTGGGTGTCCCAACCCTAATGACCCTCTAGTTTTACACTTCAGAATAAAAACAAATAAATCAGATATTTATGACAAAATGGCTTCCGATATTTTGGCAAATATTGATAATTATCGTATTTTAGGACCTAAATTCAGTTACGAATTTAATGGCCGCAATATAGGACGTGTTCCACTTTTATTATTAACAGGTAAAGTTATTATTGCTATTGATAAGACAAACTCTAATTATGAAGGCACTAAATTAGATGAATATGTAAATGTTGCTACTAACTCTGTTTTCGCACGAGGACTTAGAAATTATGATGTTATATATACACCTGATTTTCAAGAACTTATTGAATTTAATCGAAAAAATATTACATTAAGTATGCCAGATCTTTCTAGTGAAAATAAAAATGATAAAGCTGCACAACATATGGCATACGGTTGTCAAATGGTTTGTATGAATATGCAAAATAATGATGATAATCTTAAATTTTATAATTCATTTTTCGAAGATAAAGGAAAAGCTTTCGTTTTAAAACCCGAAAAATTAAGATTTATTCAAAAACTTATGGAAAAACCTGCTACACAAGATCCTAAATTATCATATGGTACTCGACCAGTTGAAGCAGATTATTATTCATTTAACATGTAATTTATTTTATCTATAATATATATGCCAGATGTATGCGATAAATTAAATTTTCAAGAATGTGAATTAGCAATTCTACGACAAGCCGTAGATGATGCACAACATATTAAAAGTAAAAAAAGAGTAAATACACCTGAAATTAAAAAAATTATTGAAATTGTTGAAGAATTTATTCAACGAAGAAGTCTTATTTGTTATGGAGGTACTGCTATTAATAATATATTGCCTGAAAATGAACAATTTTACGATTATACTTTAGAAATACCCGATTATGATTTCTTTTCTGTTCATCCTGTAAAAGATGCTAAAGATTTAACTGATATTTATATTAAAAATGGTTATTTAGAGGTGGAAGCAAAAGCAGGTGTTCATTATGGTACTTATAAAGTATATGTAAATTTTATTCCAGTTGCAGACATTACTTACTTGCATCCGGAAATATTTTATAATATTAAAAGTGATTGTAAAATTCGAAATAATATTTATTATGCACCTGTTAATTTTTTACGTATGTCTATGTATCTAGAATTATCTAGACCAGCAGGGGATACCAGTAGATGGGAAAAAGTATTACGTCGTCTTACTCTTCTCAATAAACACTACCCTATTGAAGATAAAGTTTGTGTTTATAATGATTTTCAACGTTCATTACATACCAAAAAATTAAAAGAAGAACCATTATTTGAATTACTAAAAGATACATTGATCAAAGAAGATGTTGTATTTTTTGGTGGTTATGCCAGCTATTTATATTCCAAATATATGCCAAAAAATATACGTAAATTATTTTCAAAAACACCAGATTTCGACGTTTTAAGCATTGATGTTGAAAAAACAAAAGATGCCATATTATCCTCATTGAAAAAATATGACGAAGTGAAAGCTACTTATCATAAAAAAATAGGAGAAATTATTCCAAAACATTACGAAATCACTATTGGTAAAGATACAGTTGTTTTTATTTATCAAACTATTGGATGTCATAGTTATAATAAATTAAAAATAAAAAAAAAGGCAGTAAAAGTCGCTACAATTGATACCATGTTAAGTTTGTATTTGGCATTTAGATATGCAAATCGTCAATATTATGATACTGATCGTATTTTATGTATGTCTAACTTTTTATATGAAGTACAACAACATAATCGATTACATCAAAAAGGTTTATTAAAACGATTTAGTTTAGACTGTGAAGGAACACAATCTACGTTAGAAAGTATTCGTTCTGAAAAAAATGATAAATATTATGAATTAGATAGAAATTCAAGAGATTATGAAAGATGGTTTTTAAAATATACACCCGGTAAAAAAAAAACAGATAAAATAAAACACACTAGAAAACGAAGAAGACATAGAAAACATAATAAATCTATTAAAAAAGAAACCGTACAAAATGTTTTTGATTTATATCATAACATATAAATATCATATTATATATCATTATACAATATGATAAACTAAACCACTATTTCTTTGAGCTTTTCAATCTCTACATCCTCTATATTTAAATGAGCTTCCCATAAATAACGACAATACATATATTCCATATTAATATCTTCTGGAAAACATTCTGGAATACTTTCCAATTTTTCTACTATTTTTTTAGGTAATAAATGATGCGATGATGGAGGCAATACATAACTTAATTGTACATAATGGTGAATTGGATTCTTCTTCTTTTCTTTGATAAACATTGTCTCAAAATAAGGAATATATTTTTTTAAATCACACAACAACGGCGGATAATTATAATTATATTTCCATTCCCAATCTTGACACCCAAACCGATAATATTTATATGTCCATTCTAATGCTTCCATAAAATTTGTACATATTTGATTTAATCTTATTTTATCACGTTTCATATGCAAACATATATCATAATATCGTTCTTCCCATCCTGATTCTTCTGGATTTATATATGTTTCCTTTATTCTATCTATTATTGGAATATTTGTCAATTTATATTCTTTTTCTTCAATCGTATTTGTTGGATAGTAACGTGATTGCATTTTTTCTCTGTATTTTGTTTCATTTTTTAATAATGATTCTTCTTCTTCACTTATTAATTCCACTATTTCTTTTATATTTTTCCAGTTCAACTCTTTTTTCGCCGTTAAACTAAAATCATTATTACTACATTTACATTTATTATATGCGTCCATTAATACATCTATTCCGTTTCTACGTATATTTAACGATGGAAAATGTGGCATAAAATCGTTTCCCAAGAAAAAACACAACACTATATAATCATGAATTACATCCATATTAAATGTGTCTTTATTTGTCAGTTTTAAACTCAGTTTATCTGCCAACATTTTTATATTCAATAAATAATCTTTATTAGGCTCCAATGTATCATCCAAATGTTTAATAAATTCTGGTGTTTCTCTATATAAATAAATATTTGGACATACATCCAAATGATTCAAACAAAGCATTATAAGATCTGCATCTAATCCATATATTAGTGTAGTTGTATTACTATGATATATAAAGTTATTTCGGATATAATCAAATATTTTATGTTCTCCTTCTCCAGCTTCATCACTTAGTGATAATATTACCTTCTTATTTGATTTATAATAATTTTTAATATATTTACACATTGATGTCATAAATTCTGTTCCTGGTGTAATACATGTTGTATCAAATTTAGATTCTGATTTATTATCCTTTAATTCTTTAGTTAATTTTGATAATAATGTTGTCTTAAAACGTCTTGTTCTTTGTTGTTCTAGTTTTGCTACAGGCGCAACACCATCAAATGCTACTATAATACGATTTTGTACATCACATGTTTCTATATATTTATCTATTTTTTTACATATGTCATTATATACTGTATTCATATTTGTTGGCATCTTTTCATAACTATGTATTATATCATATATAATTGAATTGCTGTCTAAGTATAGGTTATCCACACATTGCAACGTTTGCAATGTTTGAACAATTTTTCTATGCTCTTTTATTAGGTGTGAAAAATAACTTGGAATTCCCATTAATATAATCTGTATTTATATGTTTATATACATTTAAAAAATATAATACTGTTGTACTATATTTTTTATATTTTTTTATCTTTATACTACATCTACTAATTTACTAACTATTATAGGCGTTATATCATCAAATGATTCATAATCTAAATAAGATAACATTATACTTTTATTATTTGATGACAATATGGTATTATTATTTATTGGTATTTGTCTATCTGTATAAATAAATATACTTATTTTATCCATATGTTCATCTATTATTTTTAGTTGATTATGATTTTTTATAGACGCATTTGAAATTAAATGAATAAATATATCACATTCATTTAATTTATTTGAATCATTTATTATTACGTTATTTGATAATTTTCGTATTGAAATTAAAAATCCCTGTATTTTAACATCATTACTACTATCATCATATGTGATGTAAATTTTCTTGTTTTGAATTGTTCCTATAGCACTTCCCATTGTTGTATTTATATATACACAATATCCTAATTACATGTTGTCAATTTTTTATTATTTATTTCCGGATCTCAGTTTATAAAGTTTATTACTTGGATGTAATGTTTCTACTAACATGTTATTTACTTTCATTTTATGACCATCTTCCAACATTACATTATATACTTCTTTATTGTATTGCATTACTTTTGGTTTGGGATTATTTGGAACACCTTTTAATATTGTCTTATTTAATTTAAATGCATTTGTTGTATATGCTATTGCTTCACGTGGTACATTATTATAATACACTTGATGATTACGTGTCATTAACGTATCTTTAGATGGCATATTATATCCTAACGCATGTTGTTTAAACAATACCATAGGAATAGATGATTTTGGTTTATGACTTACCACACCTAATACTTTACTTCCGTTTATTGTATAACTGTCTTTTTC